CTAAAAAGAGCCTATTTTCATTACCTGAGAATGATTACTCAGTTGCGCTGACTGTGTATTCACCAGTCACAGTCAATGTGATTGGAGATACCCATACTGGTGAATCAGCAGATACGGTTGGTGCTAGACCAGTGATGTATCCTTGACCCTTGACGTATTTGTCAGCGGCAGCTTCTTGAACTTTCAAGCTAAAAGTAACAAGAGTCTTGTTACGGCTTAGTCCTAACAGTCCTTGAGCAGCTACAGTATCAGATTGAACTGATGCTAAAGTTGTTCCAAAGAATGTTGTTGGATCAACCACCAAGTTCATGGCCACACTGTTGGTGCTGGTAGTAGCAATCTGCTTTTTAGCAGTGCTGTCTAACTGGCTCCATGTGAACACGTCATTGGCTGCGTTGATAGTGATGTCCTGCAGAGCAGGGACAGTAAGTGGTGTTGCACCTAATGTCAATGTGCCTTCGGCGATACCGCAGTCAAGTTTTAAAACTATTTGACTAGCAGTGCCTGGCGCTGGATTAATATATGCCATTTGTTGGCTCCTTATGTTAGTTAATTACGTTGATAAATCTAAATTCAAACTCTGTTACGAGCATATCTGATTCAAAGGTAGTGGTAACATCACATTCACGACGGCTTACGCCAGAGATGTCTGTGCTATTCTTAGCACCTCTAATGCTAGATACTAAAGTTTCATAGTTACTTGGTAGTTGTTTTGCATCACAGACAAAATAAGCACTAACTGTGGTTATTTCATTGTTGATACAAACTCCATTTAGGGTAGCATAGACTACCTCCTCAGTGACTTGATCCACATTCACATAGATACGCTTAACGTTCTTAAGGTATAATGGTGAACCTGAACTGTCCCAGGGAAGTTCATTGGTAAGGGTAAAAGTGCCCTTACTAAGGTCGTCTATATGATCCCAAATAGCCTGTCTCATCGCACTCTCTTCAAGTTATACTGTCCAGGTGACTTTTCAGCTGAGGATATTGCACCACTGCCATCAAAGTCATACCAGTCACCTGCTGCTACCAACTCACCAAACAAGGCTTCTGCACGATTAGTGTAGTAGCCCATCTTCTGGCGTTCTGCTGATTCATTGTTGCTAAAGTCTGCTACTTGTGGTAGGATATATTCAGCAAGGGCAGTGAATACGCAAAGATCTTTAAAATCGCTTTCACGATCTATAATCTTATTGGCATTTAATGCAGGAACATCAGCCGCTGTGTTGTATGATAAAGAACTATCACGTGTTATGTAATAGTTCTTCCACCATGACGTATTACGCATCTTTGTTAAAATGCGTTCAGTGGCTCGCTGTAATGCGACATCAACTACGTCGTCAGTGAGGCCTTCATTGGCATCAAAAAGTCGCTGATCTGCATCAACAACATCCTGATACTCTGCAAAACTGATAACAGTGTTTCCGTTTTTAATGAAAGCCATCACTGTCTCCTATTAGTTGTTGATAGAGCTATCAAACTTCAAGTAACGTCCTAGACTGTCTTGTAGTTCACCAACGCCATAGTGGCAAGATGCAACAACTTCAGTGCTTAGGTAATCAATACGACGAGCTGTTTCGATTTGAACATCACCAATCATAGCAAGACCCAATGCATCTCTGTGGAACACAGCGCCTGGGAAGTCACCAACGTTGGTCACGTAGTCAATGTTTGATGTTTCATAGATTGGAACACCAGCTAACTGCATTACATAACCTTGACGCATTGCTTCGTTACCAACTTCACTGTAAGCACCCATAGAGAATGCAGCAGTTGATCCACCTAATGTCAATGCAGCCTTCAAGTCATAAGCGACTTCTGGGTGCAATACGCATACCATACCATCTAAGCTAACACCAGCGCCACGTAGTTTTGCAACTGAGTTGAAGATTGAAGCAGCAGTAACAGCACCAGTATAGTCACCTACACCGTTAGAGAAAGAAGCAAACAATGCTGTTAGATCTTTGTCAATCTTACGAGCAATAGCTTCACCGAATAAACGACCTAAGTCAGCAACTACATTGCTAGAACTACCAGCAACTGACAAGTCAGTAACCATAGTGCGGATAGCGTTTGTAGCAACTGTTAGAGTTGCACCAGCTGTGCTGATTTCAGTGTTGCTGATAATATCACCTTCAGTGATAGCTGCTGCTGAAACTTGTGGATACACAGGAACAGTAACAGTCTTACCTTGACCAGCGGCCAAAGTGTAGTTTTTAACGAGACCGCGCATGATACTGCGCTCGTTTGCTACGAACATTGCTTCTGCAACAATGCTAGGTAACAGGTCATTTAGGGTTGTTGTTGTTGAACCAGCCATAATAATTCTCCTTGATATTTGTTAGGCTAAACCGCTCTTCTTGCGATAATCCGCATAAAGTCTACGGTGTTCTGGATTGCTCATGTTTAGTTTTGAGATATCCAGTTTTTCGCTTGATCCACTAGAGACATTGCTCTTAGTATTAGTAGTGCTGGGGTTAGCAACTCTAAAGTGCGGATTCGAATCCAAGAAGCCACGCACTAAATCATCTACTCCAACCGCTTCGCCTTTGTCATTATATCTGACAGAGCCTTTTTCATCTACTACTTCTACTTCACCATCATTATTAAGCCTAACTTGATTTGCTAATAGTGCTTTGACCTGTTCTGCATTTACGGCATTGAACTTGGCTGCGGCACTTAACAAGGGCATGTTGACCTTATAATCTTTGATGACTGAGTCTCTCTTTTGGATTTCAGCATCCTTTTTAGCAGCTAACTCTTGTAGTGTTTTTTCAAACTCACCACGCTTGATTTGCTGTTCCTGTTGACGCTTTTCGTAATCACCTTTGATGTTACGTAGCTCTTCAGGATCACCTAGATCTTGATATGGTTTTAGAAGTTTCTTTTCTAATGATCCCTTCATGCGGGCCATCATGTTGTCTACTTCTTGTTGACTATAAGTTTTGTCTGCTTGTGCCTGATTTCCTGTTTGTTCAGTGGCCGCATCAGTTGCGTTATCTGTTACCAATGTATTATCTGACATTGTGCATCGCCTCCCTTCAGAGTGTTATAAGAATATTTATGTAGATTGAAAGATATCTACACAAAATAGAGTATTTTGTTCAGAAACTTAGTATTTCTTAGGAGGCTTAGGACGCTTTTTATTCTTAGCGGTTCTCATGCCTCTTACTGGTAGTGGACTGTGTTGTTCATTGTTCATAATGATCTCCATATGGGTTAATAGGTCTGTCATAGCCATCAGGTTCAGGATATACAGGATATTTCATTTCTTCTTTTTAGCTGCTGCTTGACTTGCTTTGATGGCCTGCGCTTGTTTTACTGCCTGTGCTCTAGTAGGATATACTTTGCCTGTGGTTCCATATTGATATCCTTTACCGCCTCTAGGGCCTGTTGCTTTATGAATGGGCATGTTATTTCCTTTTCTTAACTGCTTTTTCTTTGTGTGTAGGATGTGTGACGTCAGTGTGTTCAGTCTCAATGTATTGCATGAGATTCAAAGCAAATGTTCTAAGACGGTCTCGATTCATACGACTGCGAGGCATGTTGTTTTCAATCTTGCCCAGCATTGAGTTGCAGCCACGATGTAGAACCTTTCGAATCAATCCTGTCTTATGATCATGATCTAAAACAGCATCATCAATGATTAAGTCTCCACACAGAGCACAGAGACCATTTTGTTCTTCTAGTTGTTCTAGCCTATAGCCCTTGATCCCTGTGCTCTTTAGTTTCACCGATTCGCTCCCGGCACTTTATTCTTCATACTCTGCTTCTTCCCACTTGGCACACCAGAATACAGCACGAACTGGTGCATCAAACTTGGTGCAATACAGTTCACCAGGTTTGTAATATTCACAGTTGGCACAGTTTTGGCCTTCTGGAACAGCTGGATTGGTTGCTGGTTGATAGGCTGCTGGCAAGTTTGAGTTGATTGGCTCACCATCTGGATACAATCTGCCTGGCTGTGGATTTGGATCAATAAATGGTAGAACTTCTGTTTCTTCATCCATCCATTCTAGAATATGTTCATCAATCTTACGCAGCACAGCAGGATCTGTGGCAGCGCCTTTGGCCTGTTGTAGCGGTGCAATCTCACTACCAGTGTCACGGATATTGAATGAACCAGGGTAGTCAATCTCGCCCATCCACTGTTCACCTTGGTATTCAAACCACAGTTGCCACATCTGTTCTTCTGCAAGTTCTAGGTTGTCTGCTTTCTCACTTAGACGAGCATTCAGCAAGGCAAACTCTGTTTCCATTGCTACCCCGGACATGGTTCGGCTTTCTGTGGCACGAACTGCACCAGTATTGGCCATTTTATCAATAGTATCAACAGCATGATTGATTGCTTCATAGATTGAACTTACACTAGCACCTGTAAACTCTAATAGATAAGGCTTTAATCCTGGATCAAGATTGCTTTCCATTTGTATGATTGAACCAGCGCCAGTGCCTATGACTGTTTCAGAGGTTACGCAAAGACTAGGATGTGTATTCATACGAATGCTGGCTTCAACTTCACTGGTAGCGTTGTAGATAAAGCGTTGTTGATCAGCAATGTCAGCAATGTCACTAACACCAATGCCACGCACTGTGCTGCGACCATTGTAGGCACACACAGCAGGGATCTTGCCCAAGCCATTGACCTCAATGATCTGTTCAATGATCTCTGGATTCTTAACATTCACTGTGGTTGTGGTAATGTCAGCGGGTGTCCATTCTTTTACCACACGAACATCACCGTTGACATCTTCTAGATATTTGAAGTAAACAAGTTCATAACGTCCACTTGGTGCTCGTGCCCATCTCCAGTCAAGCACTACCATAGGAGTTAGCATTGACACATAGGGTCTAATGCCCTGTGCCTGTTCATCTGCCACAGTGACTGCACCTACATTGGGCTTGCTTACCACAATCCAACAGGCTCCGAATACACTGGTCCATGTTGCTACATCCTTCATGAATGCATTAAGACTACGACCATCTAGATCAGCATCACGTAAGAACATTTCTAGTTCAAATGATTCTGTGTTGTTGCCAAAGTCTCTGTCTGGTTCTTGACGAAACAAGAAGCTGTTGTAAACTGAGATAACACTTTGACAATGATTCTCTAAGGGTGTTGCACGTAAACGGGCACCGTATTCTTTATCAGTTTCAAGTTGATACTTGGTCAAGTGTCCAGCTGAGCGATACTCTTCGCCGCCTATATAACTTTCAAGTAGATACTTCCAAATAGGTTGATAAGTGTCATACAGTTTATTGCCACTGGTTAATGTGGCTATTTCCGTTGCTAATGTTTCGATTGAATTCATAAGTTGTGTCCTTTATGCTAGGGCATGTCCCCAACGTTGTGGTTGTATTAGGTTAGGATCTCTATCACGTTTGATTGGAAATAGATAATCAATACAGTATGATGCCGCATCAAACATGTGATCCCACTGTCCTTTATCGGGAACTTGCGTTCCTTCTTTATAGCAAAACTTCTCCAAGGACTCTATTGTATATTTACACTTGGCATCAATAAAGAGATGTCTAATGCCGTCAGAACTGCACAGTCTAGCATTGTAACTGTTTATTCTATCACGAACAAGATTGTGTGCCCTTGGTGCTCTTACTTCAAATCCGGCGTTGCGTAGGATTGTAAAATCCGTGGCACCACTCGCTGATGTTTTTCTTTGTTGACCTGCTGGGTCTGGATAGCAGATGATTTGGCTCTTTGGATATCTTCGAGATATTTCTTGTGCCATTTCGGCGGTATTAGAATTAAGCATGTGGACTTCGTCAATTTGATACATCTCCTTACCTTGTTGAACATACACAGCGGCTGTTACAGGACTTGTGTTAAAGTCCATGCCAATGTGCAGTGTTCTTAAATCAGGAGCAGCTAGCGTCTTAATGTTCAGCTCTCTGCTAAAGTT